TCGGAGCCGTCGGCTTCTTGCCCGGCTTCTTTGTTGTCTTTTTCGGTGCCTTCTTTTTCTCCATCAGCTATCGGCTCCTTTCCCAAGCTCGTGTTTGTAAAGCAGCCGCCGGATGTTCCTTGTCTGCCTTCCTTCGGAAACCCGTCGAATGATCCCGGTAATGGCATCCTCCGAAGCCGCTTTGGGGATCACCTCTTGGTAGGTTTCCCACCTGCATCCAGGCCGTGAGCGCCGAGGCTTCTCATACTCGAACACGAGCAGGACATGATCCGGGTCGATCGTTGCCCTCGGCCTGACGTTGTTCCCCGGTCCATAAGCGCGGCCTGAGATCATCCCAGCAATAAGCAATGCGGCAAGCGCTCCTTCTGCCCTCACGGCCTTGCCTCCTTCGCGTCCAGTTCCCGAAGCTGGCGTTTGAAATCCTCGACCTGCTTCTCCAGGAATGCGGCCCGGCCTATGTTATATGCCGCTTTTTCCTTTAGCTTCTGGGCTTCGGCTCGAAGCTGTTTGTTCTCGGACATCAGTTCGCCCATGTCAGAAAGAAAAATCACGACCAATCCCCCTTCTTTGCATCCCTGATCGCGTTCTTGATAGCTTCACGGAGGGGCGAACAGGGCCAGGTCAACTGGACCCATTCGTAAAAACTAATGTCACCTTCCGGCCATGCCTCCGGCCCCTTCGCCATCTGCCCCTGCTTGATGACCTCGTAAACGTCCTTGGCGTAAGGTTCGTCAATGTTGCAAAGGATGTATTTTCTCCCGGGCTTTATCGCTTTAATCATTTTTCGAGCCCCCTTCCCTGTGTGCCAGAGCCGCCGCGAATCCCATTTTCACCATGCGGACCCGTTCATCGGCTATGCGATTAGCCCGCTCCACTTCAGCCTTGAGCTTTGCAATCTCCGCCAGGGCCCCGTGATACCGGCACTCGAGCGGCTTAATCTTGGGGTTCCGTTTCAGGGATTCCTCCCGCCAGCGATTCGCCTTTCGGATCGCCTTGTTCGCGGCCTCTACGGTCTCTTCGTAATGTTCGACGAATTTCTTGAACAGGTCGGCATCGACGACAACAAAAGAAACTTCTTCTGGAGAGAACGTTTGCCCAGACTCCCGAAGCTTCTGAAACATGGCGATAAGTTCATCCCAGTTTTTGGGATCATCCTCGTGTATATCCGGAGGCGCGGCGAGCCTTCGTATATGTTCCAGTTCTCGCCAATCGAAGTCATCCATTGCTGGGATGGCCCCCTTCCACGGCCTTGCTTAATCTGACACACTTCACCAAACCTGCAACCCCATCATTTTTAACAAAAGATTGGTTCCATTCCTCTGCCTCCCGGACGATCACACTAACCCGGTTGTGCTTCCGTAGCGCGTAGATGTCGATCGGGCTCTTATACTTGCAGGTCAGGCACTCGACCCGATCGCCTTCTGCCAGGTGGTGC